GCAGGTTTGAATCCTGCGCTCCCCACCAAAAACAAAGGTGTCGTAGCTTAACGGCAGAGCATCACCCTGTCACGGTGAAAGGTGAGGGTTCAAGTCCCTTCGGCATCGCCAATTAAGGAGGATACGCAAATGGTGGCAAACTGATTTGAAACCAGTGGGGTGTGAAAGCCTAGAAGGTTCGATTCCTTTGTCCTCCGCCAACAAAGGGTTTATTTCCTCACGGCTGTCTGTAAAACAGTTGGCTTAATTTGTGGGGTGGTTGCCGAGAGGTTCGATTCCTTATAAACCCACCATTTTATAAACAGAGGGTATGGTGTTTAACGGTAGCATGTGAGGCTTCCAAGAAAGGTAGTTGTGGATAAACAAGGACAGAAAGCAAAGGAATCAAAAGCAAGATGGTATAAGAAAAATAAAACATTACAATTAGTACGACAAAAGAAAGAAAAACAAGAATTAGCTAAATGGTTCGAGGACTACAAGAGAACTTTAAGATGTTCTAACATAGAATGCAATTTATCATTTGAAAAACATCCTTGTCTTTGTGATTTTCATCACATTGATCCAAATGAGAAAGAGAGTCCTGTTGGGAGATTAGTTTATTATGGTAAAAAACGATTGTTAAAAGAAATAGAAAAATGTATTCCTTTATGTGCTCATTGCCATAGGATATTACATGCGGATATGGTATAATGGTATTATCTTTGGCTTCCAACCAAAGGATGTCAGTCCGATTCTGACTATCCGCTTATTTTTAAGAGAGGTTCGAATCCGAATATCCTCTCCAATTTTATAAAAGGAGAATAATATGCATAAAGAGAATAAAATATCATCATTTTGTTTAGCTCTGATAATAATGATTCTGTTAATAATAATTGTGTCTCTAGCAACTCGTTCTGATGGTGCAGAAGAACTTTACGAGCCACCAACTACTATTGCAGGTATGTTAGAGGAACTAAATACTGATCCAGTTATTCATGGAAAGTTAGGTTTCGCATTTGATTGTGAGTATCCTGACAAACAATATCCTGTTTTAGTGTTCTACACTGGAAAGTCTTACGCTGATATTGACATGGATTGGATGCGTTATGGTAGATTAACTCTACGGATAGCTGCGAATTGGATAGCTATTACAGGTGGTGGTATAGTAGTAGGTCTGGATATAGAATACGAAACTGCTTTTTTTACTGATATACAAGGAGGCTTTCATATGATAGAAACTCCAAGTGGTAAAAAACGTGAACTAGAAGAACCACCACAAATATTTTAAAATAATGGCTTGTAGCATAATTGGTAATGCGTTTGACTGTTAATCAAAAGGATGCAGGTTCGAGTCCTGCTGAGTCAGCCATTTAATGATCCGTAGCTCAACGGTTAGAGTTGGACACTCATAATGTCTAGATCACAGTTCGATTCTGTGCGGATCAAAATTTTTTAAAAGGAGAATAATAAAATGTTTTTATGTGAAGAATGTCATAAGAAAGACTGTGATCTAGTTCATTTTATTCAAAGTCATGGAGCGTGTGAATCTTGCGGAAAAGTAACTAATTGTGTTGAATGCAAAATACATCATCATCCAGAATTGCATGAACAAATTAAAGAGAGGATGAAAAAATGACTGTGTATGAAAGAAATTACGTATTAGGAAAGCAACATCATGACAATGGTTGGCAATGTGTTCCACCAATGACTATACCTGATGCTAACGCTTTCAGAGGCTATATGGATGGTTATAGTGGTCGTGAATGTAAGGAACCAGTTTCACCAACATTCTTTATAGACAAATTAAAAGCAGAAGGTGTAGAATTTATAAAAGGAGATTAAATGCATGAAATATACTGCCATAAATGCGGAGAGAAGAATAACAGTAAAAGGTATCCCACACATTACGATCCAGAAACAGGCACACAACAATATGCAGTAGAATACACATGCCCTTCTGGAAAATGTAATCATACTGGACATGCACATTACTATTTGAAGAAGAATTGGAATCCCTATAGTAGAATGTATAAATGTGATATATGTGGTGATGAAGCTGATCTAGGAGGATATGACTGATGAATGAAACTTGTGAAAAATGTAAGAGAGGAAAACCTGAAACATTAACTGGTTTAGGTAATGTATTGAATCCTGATGTGATTGTAGTTGAAGAACAACCTGTTAATCAAAGAAGACTTTCCAGAGAGTTAATTAAAGCAGGATTTTCTGAGGATAAAATATTTTTCACAAGTGTTGTCAAATGTAGAGCACCTAAAAAGGGTAAGATAGAACCTAAAATAACTGACAGACAGATAAAATTATGTAGTGAATTTTTAGAAGCTGATCTGAAAGATAAAAAACCTAAACTTATGATTCTTATGGGTGGTGCTAGTTGTAAAGCTATCTTAAAGAAGACAGGTGGAGTGAATAAATTCAGAGGCAATAAAATTCCTTTTCATGAGAGATCGTGTAATGTAGTTGTTACTTATAATCAGGATCAATCACAAGTTAGGCATTTAGAACCTGTATTTCAAAGAGACTTGAAATTTGCTAGATCAACAGGTATGGAGAGATATAGGTTTGATCATGACTACAGAGAAGACAATAGGATACTCTCCACAAGACAAGCATTAGATTTAATGGAAGAGATTTGGACATATAATGAAACTTTCGCTTTGGATTGGGAAACATTTCCATTAAAACCTTTTGACAATGATGCCGAAATAATTAGTTGTGGAATAGCATTGTCTGAAAAGAAATCATTTACATTTTTAGTGGAAGATGGTCTACATGACCACTTAAAAAAATTATTAGAATCTGATTGTCAGAAAATATTTCACAATTACAAATTTGAGCGTATGTGGGCAAAAGCAGAATTAGGTATTGATATACAAAATAATATCATTGATACCCAATACTTAGCTTACATTAAGAATGAAACTAACAGAACACATGGATTAGATCATCTATCATTTGTCAATTTCGGTCTAGAAAAGATGAAAGAGGCAGACAAGTACAAAGATGATATGAGAGAGTTCTTTAAAGTTGATCCAGAAAATGCCCACAAATATAATGGTCTGGATACGAAACTAACTTTTAAGAACAGAGATTACTACTTACCTCTTCTTGATGATAAGGATTGGTCAGTTCACCAAATGTTAATTGATGGTGCAGAAGCTACTCTCAAATCTGAGATGGAAGGTGCTTTAATTAATAGAAAGATTCTTAGTAAAAATACAAAAGAAGTAGGTAAACTCAGAGAAGATGAAATTGTTACCCTTAGAGATATGCAAGAAGTTAAAGATTTCGAAGAGGACAAGGGAGAAGAAATAAATCTTAATGCATGGCAACAAACTAATAAGATTCTTTTTAAACATCTAAAACTTAAAAGTATTAAGAAAACTAAATCAGGTGTAAATGATAGTGGTGATGAAGAAGTTTTAGAACATTATAAAGATATACCTTTTTGTGAGCACCTACTTAAATACAGGAAGTTAAATAAGCTTCATTCAACATATTTAGTGGGGGTTGAAAATAGTATCTATGATGATGGTCTGATTCATACTAATTACAACCTCCACTTTACAGAAACAGGAAGGTTGAGTTCTGATTCACCTAACTTGCAGAATTTTCCTAAACATGAGAATGCTTTTGTTAGAGAGATGTTTGTAGTTCCAAAGGATTATTACTTAATGTCTTTCGACTATTCAGGAGCAGAAGTTAGATGCATGGCAATGGAGAGTAGGGACAGGGAGTTAATTAGACAAATTAATAATCATTATGACATGCATCAGTTTTGGGCTAACAGGCTTAAGAAGATTACAGGAGTAGAAGTAAGCAGATTTGATAGCAAAAATGGTTTCGTATTTCCCTCGTTCTACGGAGCAGGGTACAAATCAATTGCTAGAAATCTGGAACTGGATCAGGATAAAATAGAACAGGCACAAAAAGAATTGTTCACTATGTACCCAAGCATCAAAAGATGGCAAAAGAAACTGGAACAATTTTATAATAAGAATCATTACGTTGAGAGTCTCTTAGGTAGGCGAAGACACGCACCACTTGACTACAATCAAATGATCAACACTCCTGTTCAAAGTCTTGCTAGTGACCTGTGCTTACTTTCAATGATCGAAGCATCTAGAGAAGGGTTTTTAATTCCGTTGATTATTCATGACGATATAACTTTGTACGTTCATAAAGATGATGTTCTTAAAACTTATAAACGAATAAAGAAGATTATGACTCGATGGGACTTCGATTTTATCAACGTAGATTTGGAGATTGAATGCTCAATCGGTACTAACTGGTTCAATCAAAAGGAGTTAGAACTACGAAAAAAAGTTGCATAAATGTCAATTTTTCTCTTGACATTCTTTTAATTTTTGTTATAATATACTATATAAATAATTGATTGAAAAGGGCGCACATGTACCAAGGGGGCGAGAATCCCTTGCAAGGAATCTGAGGTGAGTTCGATTCTCACTGTGTCCACCAATCAGAAAAGGAGATTTAATGGGAAGACATGCTAGGACTGTAAGACGATCTCACATAGCAACTGGAAGAATTATAGATGATTTATCGTTGTCCAGAGTTACAGAAATTTTATTACCTTTTTATAAGGACATGATTGTATTCGGTTCAAAGAAGACAGAAATTAGAGGTCGTTTACGTGGTGGAGAGCCTATGTTCTCTGAAATTTATCGTTATCAAATAGTAAAATAAAAAAGAAAAAGCGAAAGGAAAAGAAAATGGCAAAAGCGAAAACAAAAAGCAATTTTAACGCAGACAGATTAAAAGAAAGAATTGAGAACGCAGGGAGAGAACAGACCACTCATTGGTATTTAAAGACTCCCGAAAATTTAAAAGCATTTAAAACAATAGTAGGAGATAATTTTTTAAGAATGCTTCCTGCACAAAGTCCTGCTGACGATTTTGGATATGATATACATGTTCATTATAATATAGGAGTAGAAAAATTTAAGAGTGCTTTCCTATGTAGAGAAAAGATGTTAGGAGAAGCATGTCCTATGTGTGAAGAAAGTAAAAAACTATATCAGGCAGGTAGATCAGAAGATGCAAAAGCCTTTAAGGTTACTGAAAGAACTCTATTTTTCGTAATTGATAGAGACAAAGAAGAAGAGGGTGTTAAGATATATGATTCACCTACATCTAGTGTAGGACATAATGTAATTAACTTATGTCAAAACAGACGTACAAAAGATATAACAGACATCAGTGATCCTCTTGAAGGTTTTGATGTTATCATAGTGAGAGAAGGATTGGGCAAGAACAATACAAAGTATACGTCAGTTCAATTAGACCATCCCTCAACACCATTAGGAAACGATAAACAGATTGAGGAATACCTAAAAGTAATACCTGAATTTAAAGAAGTGCTTAATTTTCAGGATTATGACGTAATGAAAGCCGAAATGACAGGAGATGCAGCACCTGTTCATGAAAATGAGGAACCTACAGATTGTACTGAGGATGAACTTCCTGAATTCGATGCGGAAGAGGGTGAAAAAACAGACCCTGCAGAAGATTGTCCAGAGGGTTTTGACTTCGGTGAGGATTACGATGAAGAAGAAGAGTGTGCAGAATGTGAAAAAGCTATAAGAAGACTTTGTAGAAAAGCACACAAAGCAATGAACAAAGCATTAACAGAATAAAAATTTAAGACAGTGAGTTAAAGCGTTACTTCTATTCAAAGAACGATATTGTAGGTTCGAGTCCTACTCTCCCCATAAGGGGAGATGGTGAAATTGGTAAACACACGTAAAACACGCTCAACATTTTTCTTCTTAAATTTAACAAATGAGTGGGAGAAGCTTCGGTGAGGAACCCACACCAAAAATAGGAGTAGTGAGAAAAGAGTTACTTCGCTTATAACGAAAAGGTATTGGTTCGAATCCAATTCTCCCCATAAGGGGAGATAGCTCAATGATAGAGCATTAAATCTCTCTTTTCAGTTTTCTCTCCAAATTAAAAAGATAAGAGTAGTGAAATGAAAGTTACTTCCGACAGACCTCTGTCACTGATAGAGGTGGGGAATGGAAATCCCAATAAATACCTTACTTTCGTTATTTTCCTCTCTTTTAACAAAAAAATAGGGACAGTGAGCAAAGTGTTACTTCAACTGTGAAATGAAAAATACACACTTAGCGTTTTCCTTCCCAACAAATTAGGGTAGTGATATAAGAGTTACTTCGGTTAAAAAAACGTTTCGTAAGAATGTTTTCAATAGGTTCGAATCCTATACTCCCCACTAGGGGAGTGTATTTTTTCACTCTTATCAATTTTCTCCCTAAACTATAAGTAAAACGAGGTAGTGAGAATATGGGTTACTTCAAAATCAGCCTTAAAAGCTGACCGCTTTGGTCAAAACCCTTTTCGATTTTCTCCTCATTTATTTTTTTACCCCTTAACCACAGGAGGCGAATCATGAGTAAATTTAACACAAAATCTACTGGAACTAAGACTACAAACTTAGCAGGTGGAGAAGCATTTCAAGAATCACCAGAATTAGAATTCATTTCAATATTATTAACATCATTCGTACAAGATCAGTATTACAGAAGTGCTAGTGATGGAATCAACAGAGTTAAAGCTTTAGTTAAAGCTTGCGACAAAGAATTTTGCGCAAAGGCTGCTATCTATGCTAGAAACGAGTTTGGTATGAGATCAATCTCACACGTTGTTGCAGGAGAGATCGCTAAACAAGTTAAAGGTAAAGAGTGGACTAAGAGATTTTTCGATAAGGTAGTTTACAGAGTAGATGATATCACAGAAATTCTATCTTATTACATGGGAGAGTATAAGAAACCTCTTCCTAACTCACTTAAGAAAGGTCTAGCTAAAGCTTTTGATAAGTTCAATGAATACCAATTAGCTAAGTACAGAGGCGAAGGTAAACAGCTTTCATTAGTTGATGCAGTTAATCTTGTTCACCCTAGTCCTTTTAATGGTAACGCAGATGCTCTTAAGAAACTTGTTAACGGAGAACTCGTATCTAAGGATACTTGGGAATCTGAACTAACTAAAGCAGGACAAAACGCTGAGAGCAAAGAGGACAAAGTTGAGAAGAAAAAAGATGTTTGGGTAAACCTAATCAGAGAAAAGAAAATTGGTTACTTTGCCTTACTTAGAAATTTAAGAAACATTCTTGAGCAAGCTCCTGAGATAGTTCCAGAAGCTATCACTTTATTAACTGATAGAAAGCTAATTAAGAAATCATTAGTTCTTCCGTTTAGATTTAATACTGCTGTAGGTGAAATAAGCAAGACTAACTTTGATGGTTCTAGAGCAGTTGTTATGGCTTTAAATGAAGCTCTGGATATCTCTGTAGATAACGTACCTAATTTAGACGGTAAAACTCTGGTTGTATTAGATGTCTCAGGTTCTATGGGTGGATATTATGGTTGGCAAGGAGATGGTAAGTCACCTGCAGAGATTGGTGCTTTATTTTCTGCTGTGTTAGTTAAAGCTAACAATGCTGATTTCATGAGTTTTCACGGTGATGCTAAATACAAAACACTTAATCCAATGGATAGTACTTTGACTTTAGCAAAGAGTATTAAGTTTACTGGTGGATGCACAGACTTCAAAGCACCATTCATAACAGCTAACAAAGCTTATGACAGAATTATAATTCTTTCTGACATGCAAGGATGGGTTGGATACAATAACCCTCAAGAAGCATTTAAAACTTACAAGACGAAGTATAAATGTGATCCGTTTGTTTACATGTTTGACTTACAAGGCTACGGTACACTACAACTTCCAGAAAGAAATGTAGCATGTCTAGCAGGATTTAGTGACAAGGTATTTGACGTTATGAAATACTTAGAGCAAGATAAGAACGCTTTGGTTAATACTATCAATCAGGTAGTTATTTAGGAATTATGCGGAGTGTATGTGAGCTAGTACTGGTGAAGAGCATACGTCTTTAAAATATTCAAGAGTAACCGCACGAAAAGCTATCGTGAAGGATTATTGTTTACAGTTAAAGATACAGGTTAAAGACCTGTACTCACGCTCCAATTCTAGAAAGGATTTTAATGGAAGAATGGGATAAGGAAACAGCTTTAGATGAAGCTGAGATTAATGAGAACGATTTACAAAACGAATGGAATATGCAACCAGTAATATTCCTAGAAAATTCTCTGAGAGTATCTGAACTGATTCATAAAAGAGATACTTTACAAAGAAAAACTGTAGAAGGTTTACTTGAAGTTGCAAATAGTACTGGTACAAAATTAAGTGATGCAGCTTTAAAGAGACAATTAGAAAGTAATCAGACGTTAATAGATTTAAATTTTGATATATCCAATGCTAAAGCTAGTGTGGCATCTTTACAACAGAAAAAAGCTTCATTAGAAAATCTTCAAGAACTTTTGATAAATGGATTAAATGCTGAACCCAAATCACCAGACGAGAAGAGAGCTATCAGAGATAACATAAAAAAGGGTGTGAGGGAAAAGAATGCCGAAAGCAACAAAGGAAGTAAGCAAGACTAGAGTAGAGTTTATTAGTACAGGTTCTATATTACTGAACCTTGCAATGAGTGGAAAGGGCAAGGATGGTGGTTATGCAAGAGGTCGTATAGTAAATTTGGTAGGAGATGGTAGTAGTGGGAAAACCCTCCTTGCCCTAGAAGCTTGTGCTCAAGCTTATTATAATCTGAATAAAAAAGCAACTGATTTATTTCCTGCAGTAAAGAAAATTACAATAGTCTACAATAATGTAGAAGGTGTAATGGACTTCCCTATTGAGGATATGTACGGTCAGGAATTTGTAGAAGCAATTGAATGGGTAAGATTCGATACTGCAGAAACTGTAGGAAGAGATTACTTGAAGAGAGTGAAAGATTTAAAGAAGGGTGAGTTTTTACTTTATATTATTGACTCCATAGATGCCATGAGTTCGACAGCGAGTAAGAAGAGGGCAGAAGATTCAATTAAGAAAGACAAAGATCAAGATGGCAGTTATGGAATGGAGAAGCAAAAATACTTCTCAAGTACTCTCTTTCCTAGAGCTTGTGAATACATGGAAGGAAAGGATGCTACAATGATCTGTATAAGTCAGGTCAGGGAAAACATTAACGCAGGATTGTTCGGAGCGAAGCATTACAGAGTAGGTGGTAAAGCATTAGATTTCTATACACATCAGGTAGCATGGTTGGCACAGATAGCAAAGCTAAGTAAAGAATTTAGATCAACTAAAAAGATTTATGGAGTTAGAACTAAAGCTAAGTTAAACAGGAATAAGGTAGCAAAACCATTTAGAGAAGCAGAGTTTGACATACTGTTTGATTACGGTGTGGATGATATCGGAAGTATGCTGACTTACATGTATGGAACTGCTAGGGATATACAATGGGAAGGTGTTGATTATAAGAGAATTGATCTTATTAAGCATTTGGAAGACAATCCTAAAGAGTATGATAAGTTAGTAGAAATGGTAGTACAGGATTGGGATGAAATAGAAGAGAAAATTAAACCTAAAAGGAAAAGGAGGTTCGCGTAATGGATTTACAAGCAATTCGTGAAAGAGTAGAAAAAGAGATTGATGAAGCTACACAAATGGAATTTGAAAAAGTATTAGGCGACTTGATAAAGCATAAACAAATACATGAAGCGAGATTAAAACAAACACAATTAGATATTAAGCAATCAGAAGAAAGAATTGTTGCCTTCATAGCAGCAGGTATAGAAGAATTTGCTTATGAAAAAAGAATTAATCAAATGTATGGGTAAAAGCTTTGAGTATAATTTGTGGAATAGATGTAGGCTCTGAAAACAGTGGTATTTGTTTTTGGGATACAAAGAGACAAAAGATTGTAAGTTCAAATGACAAACAACCCAATGATATTCTTACAGCACATTCAGCTAATTATATTGTTATAGAGGATGTTGTGAGTTATGGAATGCCAGTTGGAAAATCTACTTTTGATACTTGTAAAGCTATAGGAATGTTCAAAGAAAGGTTTGATCAGATTCATGATGGAAAACCTGTCTATCTTGTAACTAAACCAGAAATTCAATTACATTTTTGTAACACTTCCAGAGCAAAGGATGCTAATATCAAAAGAGTTTTATTAGATCGTTTCGGTGAGAAAGGCACTAAAAAAAATCAAGGAACACTTTACCCACTTAAAAATCATAGTTGGGATGCATTTGCGTTATGCATTTATTTAGAAGATAATATTCTGAAAGGAGATTAATTATGGACACAACAGAAAAAACAGAAGAAACAGCAGTAGAAAGAATACCTGATGCAGTATTAGTTCCAGAAGGAGCTTTTATGGAAGCATTGACTAGAAACAACAAAAAGATCAGGGCTGACAGAGCATTAGCAATATCAGAAGATACTCAACTTTTGTTTAAGAGAAAAGTTGAAGACCTCAGAGTTGGTATTACTCGTATGAAAAGAGAACGAGAAAATATGCTTGACTTGTCTCCAGAAAATGCAATGAGTCTGGTACTCGCAAGTGATTTTGACTCACAAGATTTTGTAGACAAAGATGTAGAATTAGGAGTTAGAATTCGCAATGAAGAAATTAAATTAGAGATAGCTGAAAAAAGATATAATCTCTTATTTGGAAGTGAATAATTAAAACATTTTAAAAGGAGGATGTTATGGGATCAGGAACATACTGCAGCGCAACTAGAACAGTTAGAGCAGAAGCTAGTGGTTTCTACACTAAAGCATTAGAAGAAGTTTTTCCAAGCACACAACTCAACAACGCTATGAATCCTCATGGTGTTAAAATTCGAGAATCAAGAGATTCAGAGCAACACCCAAATTCCCTTGCAATCATGCTAGCACTTGATGTAACTGGTTCAATGGGAACAATTCCACATTTCTTAGTCAAAGATGGTCTGCCTAATGTAATGGATAAAATAATTCAAGGTGGTATTGCTGATCCACAAGTTCTATTCTTAGGTGTGGGAGATCATGAATGCGATAAGTCACCTTTACAAGTAGGACAATTTGAATCAAGTGATGAATTACTTGATAAGTGGTTAACAGCTTTACACATTGAAAGAGGTGGTGGAGGAAATGACGGAGAAAGCTACATGTTACCTTGGTATTTCGCTGCACAACATACTTCTATTGACTGTCTGGAGAAGAGAGGTCAAAAAGGTATTCTGATTACTATAGGTGATGAACCTGTTCTGCCTAAAGTTCCTTCGAGATTTTTGCAGCAACTTATGGGTGACGGACAGTATGAAGATTACACATCAGAAAAACTTCTTGAAAAAGCTATGGAAAAATATCATGTATATCATATCCATATGAGACAAGGCTACAATGGAACTAGAGAAGAAGTAATTAATGGGTGGAAACAAATACTGCGTGACAATCTTATGATTGCAGAAAAGAGAGAAGATGTTGAACAGATTATAGCAGACATTGTTCTCAAGCATGGTAGTGATGTAGATACACCTGTTACTTTACCAGAAGATGAAACAGTAGAAGAGGAAGTGATTCTATGAACAAAGCTGTCATAGGTTTAGGATTCGGTGACGAGGGCAAGGGTAAAGTAACTAGCTACCTTTGCTCTAAAGACCGTGATGCTATGGTTGTACGTTATTCTGGTGGACAACAAGCAGGACATCAGGTAATGATCAACGATCAACAGCATGTGTTTTCCAACTTTGGAAGCGGTACTTTACAGGGAATCCCTACTTACTGGTCAGAGTATTGTACATTTGATCCTGTAGGCTTTCTTAATGAATGGAAAGTTTTGCTAGAGAAGGGATACAACACTCCTGTCATGCATGTTCATAGAGATAGTCCTGTAACTACACCTTATGATATGCATTGGAATGTAGGTGTTGAAAAGCTTTATTCTCATGGAACTTGTGGAGTAGGTGTTGGACAAACACATCAGAGGCAGCAAGATTTTTATTCCATTACTGTAAAGGATTTATTTCATCCCACAGTTTTAAGAATAAAGCTTAAGGAACTTAGCAATCATTATTATGATATGGTTCTAGATATGGAAGAATTCCTAGAAGCCTGTGATACAGTGATCAGAGATCATTTTTTCATGGTTGATAAAATTCCTAGTGGGTTCAATTATATTTTCGAAGGATCACAAGGATTGTTACTAGATCAAGATATAGGATTCTTTCCTCATGTGACAAGATCGAATGTAGGAACTAAAAATATTAGTTACCATAATCCAGAAACTTTTCTTGTTACTAGAGCGTATCAAACTAGGCATGGTAATGGTGCTATGACTAATGAAAAGTTAGTTCATCATATAAAAGACAATCCTTACGAACAGAATTTTGATGATGGTATACAAGGAGAGTTCAGGAAAACATTATTAGATATAGACTTGTTGCAGTATGCTATTGATTCAGATAGAGGAATTGATAGAAGTCAGTCTACTTTAGTCATAACATGTTTGGATTTAATTACTGATGATTACAGTTTGACGATTGATGGACAGAAAGTAAAGTTTCCTAATGAATATGAGTTTGTGAAATTCATTCAAAACAAACTTGATATTTCGAGGTTGCTCACTGGTTCTTCACCGTTGTCAGAAGATTTAAAAACTATTTAATTTTTTATAAAGGAGAAAGAAAATGGAAGACAAAAACGAAAGATTTAAAAGAATAGCAGGATCACAAATTTACGACAACCTGCCAATGGGTTTACTAGAAGACTTCAAAATCTACTACAATAATGTCAGAGAAATAGACGGAAAGAAGGTTAAGACACCACTGTTAACTGAGGATGGTAGAAGAAGAATTGAAGTAGTTATTAAAATTGATGGAACTGAGTATCACGGACACACAGCTTGTAGTAAAAAAGACAATTTCTGTAAAATTCAAGGTAGAAAGATTGCTTTAATCAGAGCTTGTCAAGCATTCTGGAATAGTAATTACGTTATAAACAACACAGTGGGAATGGTATAATTGATTAAAAACTTAACAATTCAAAATTTTCAGAGTCACAAGAAAACTGAGCTAGACTTTGATGATGGTATTAACATCATAATCGGACAATCTGATTCTGGTAAAAGTGCTATCATCAGAGCTTTGAATTGGGTAATCAACAACAAACCATCAGGAGAAGCTTTCAAAAGTAAATGGGGTGGCGATACTAAGGCAATCATAGATATAGATGCTTACAAGATTTTAAGAGAAAAAGCAAAGAGTAATTTATATGCTATATACACAGGCGAACAGACAGCAAGAACACCTTTTCTTAGTTTCGGACAAAATGTACCAGAAAATGTAAAGAAATTATTAAACTTCTCCTCCTTAAACATAGCGAACCAGTTCGATTCTCCTTTTCTGTTAGCTATGTCGGGAGGAGAGGTTGCTTCATACTTAAATGAGATAGTCAATTTAGACAAAATAGATACATCCCTAGCTAACATCAACAAGTCTCTTAAAGGTGAAAAAACCCTACTTGAGAAGGCAAAATCGGAGCTAGAAGCCACGCAAATCCGATTAAGGGGGTTTGACCACCTAAGTGAAGCCGAGGCTTTGTTGATCGAAATTGAGGACTTAGATAATGAAGTTCATGAAAAGAAAGTCAATCATAAAATACTATCGGAAACACTAGAAAGCATTGAATATTGTCAGGAAGAATTAAAGAAATTAAGTGTAGTTGACTGTCAAAAGGACATAGTTTCAATTGAAAAAGATTTGGCAGATTTAATGAAGAAAAGATGGAAATTAAGTGATTTAACATCTACACTATCAACACTCACTGATATACAGACTGACTTAGATTGGAATAGAATAGAACTGGAAGAAGAAAAAGACAAATTTGAAGAGTTGATGCCTGAACAGTGTCCTTTATGTGGGGCAGAACAATGAAAAACGCTACAACAATTTTGAGCGCAGATTGGCATATTCGTGGTGACAGACCAGTTTGCAGAACAGATGATTATATGGAAGCACAAAAAAAGAAGATTGAGTTTATTCAAGAATTAGCTAAAGATAATCAATGTCCTATTTTAATAGCAGGAGATGTTGGACATAGACCGATGTGGGGAGATAAATTATTAAATTGGTTTATAGAAATATCAGATGATTTTGTTGACGGTTATTTTGCTGTGGCAGGTCAACATGATCTTCCTAACCATAAACTTAATGATTGGGAAAAGGCAGGATTAGGAGTACTTGACAAAAGTATTAATAATTTCAATATGTTAAGAGGGGATTTTTATAGTTATCCACATAGTAATTTAACATGGAGAATATATCCTGCCCATTATTCTATTGGGATATACCCATCTGATGATAATTATAAGTTGGACACAAAGTATGTATTACTTCTGCATCAAATGGTTATCAAGTCTCAGGATGATAAATTATGGTACGACCAGAAAGCTGATCATGCTAAAAGACTCTTAAGAAAGTTTCCTTGTTACGATTTAATAGTATCTGGTGATAACCATCAATCGTTTGTTGTAGAGCATGAAGGTAGGCTTCTTGTCAATGCAGGAAGTTTAATGAGAATGTCTGCGAATCAAATTGACCACAAACCATCTGTTTATTTATGGTATGCAGAAGATAATACAGTGGAGAGAGTCTACCTTCCTATAGAAGAAGATGTTATTGATAGAAGTCATATTGATGTAGCGAAAAAAAGAGATTCTAGAATAGAAGCTTTTGTAGATAGACTTGATGAATCTTATGATATTGATTTTAATTTTGAAAAGAATTTAGAAGAGTTTTTCACCAAGAACAAGGTGAATGATAAAACAAAACAGAAGATATGGGAGAGTTTAGAATGTCAATAACAGATGATTTAACTACTCTAAAAGATAGAATAGAACTCAGAAATACAAAAGTTATTAAACTCGAAGGACAGGAAGAATCGTATTTCAATTATTTGAAAGAAGAATTTAAGTGTGATACTTTCGAGGAAGCAGAAGCTGTTGCGAAAAAAGAAGCTACTGCTATTGAGAAACTAGAAACTAAAATTGAAAAGAAGCTTGAAAAACTAGAGAAATTACTAGACAATGATTAAAGAACTTAGATCACGAATAGATCAGGAAAAAGGTAAGAGAGATGAAGTCAATAGAAGTCTTCTTGTATGGGATGCTAATAGAAAGGAACTTAAGAAGTCTGTTAGACGTTCAGAAGAGGCTCAAGCCATAATACAAAAGGTAGCAAAAGAT